AAGGGACAATTGTAGTCAAATCGATTTCTGATACATTTACCCCAGGTGAGAGCTGAAATGCCATTGGATTTCTCCTTTAAATAATAGCTTTACGAATAATATATTGTTGTTGAATTCTTTTATAGTCTATTTAGTTATTTAGAAAGTTGAGGAGGAAGTATATCCCTTTTCAGTCCAAATATCATTATTTTCTCGGTCTATTGATATTTCTTCTCGTCTTCCATCATCAATTATACCAACCGGTACCAAATCTTCTTCACCTAACATGTTTTGTTCTGCTAACATCAACTTACGAACATCGATAGAAGTAGAATCCTTAAAGAAAGCTTGTGCCGTTAACCATGAAAATAGAACTAATCCCATAACCAAATCGTCATTATTACCTTCTTCAGCTGCATAACTATCACGAACCCTTGAGAAGGTATTCATTTCAGCTATTGTGTCAAAGTCATTAATGATTAACTTATCATTTTCGATAAGTGTTTTTAAGTTAGCACATCCAATTTTCTTAACAGTCTTGGTTGTTTTAATACCAAAAGAAGTAGCTCTTCTGAATCCAGCTGAGATACTCTGCCCTTTAATATGATGATGCTCTAACTTATAGATGTTTTCGTATTCTAAATCATAATGTAGTATATCGACCACCTGTTGACCAATATTATTAGTCTCAATCAAAGCATAGGCTTCATTGTATTTCTTTCCAATAGAATAAATAATTGTTGGAAAAAACAATAAAGGTAATTTATTATTCCTATATTTAGCAACTTGTTTATAGGGCGTTTGTGTGGCATCAACCACATTAATCGTTGAATAATCAAGTGCAACACCTTCGGCACAATCAATTGTTGCTATATAAAGATGTCCTGGTATAGGTTCTTCATATATATCAAAACCTTCAATTGAAGATATTGGATTATGAAAGGCCAAACTTCTTAACTTGGCACCCGATATCAATGTAGCGGATGACCCAATAAATTCTGTTTCAAATTCTTGTCGAAACTGCTCTTCAGAAGTATTCCGTATTGTTTCTTCTTTCCAAGCCTGGTCTCGACCTGGTACCATTGACCAATGGACTTCAACAGTTTTATAAGTTGAGCGTCCTTCAATTGCATCAGTCCACATCTTATAGAACAGATTAAGACCATTTGGTGTTGATACAATAATAACTTTGGTTGTTTGACCAGAAGATATCACAGGATAAGTTGACTGGAAAAAGTCTTGAGCCATATTGTGTGGCACAAAAGCAAACTCATCAAGGAATATTAAATTATAAGAACCGCCTCGGACACCATCAGCTGATGTAGCATAGGCAAATATCTTTGAACCATTTTCTAATTCTATATTACCTTTATTCCAAACAACGATACCTTGTTGAAGCCAAATTGGTAAATACTCATAGGCCTTTGTTAACCTATCTAAAATTTCTCGAGCAAGTGAACCTTTGTTAGCTAAAATACCTACGGTATAATCTGAATTAAATAAAACACACCATAACATGTAACCAACAGCTGATGTTGTTTTACCAACTTGGCGTGGCATTTTTGCAATACTAAAACGATTTTCATGGAAAGATTTGACCATATTTTCTTGAAATGGCCACATATCAAATGGAACCAAACCGTGGTCTACATTCACAATCTTTACATATGTTTTAATAAAATATACCGGGTCTTCGGTACATTTAACAATTTCGGATACTTGTTCTTGAGTATAAGAAAGGTCAACACCTACTTTTTTGAGGCGATGATTACCCAAATAGCCATCAATATTATCCATAATATTTTATAATTATTTAATTATACTACTAAGCATCCAAGCATTTTTCTGGTGAGCACCCAATAGGTCTTGTAAAAAGTTTGCTACTGCTGGTTCGCCAGCTTGGTCGGCTGCCACGATGCCTGCTCTTAAATGTATAATATATCGGTCATTATCTGCTTTTAATTCAGATATCATTTCTAATGCTGCCGGAACGGTTAAGGTATCCTCAATATCAGCAAGTTCTAAAAAGCGAGACATTGAACCTGGAGCATAAGCGCCCAAGCTACGAATATGTTCGGCTATATCATCGGTCTGTTCCCAAACCTGATTGTAAAACTTTTTTAAAAATTTATGATATTGTGGAAAATTTGAACCTTCAATGTTCCAATGAAAACCATGAGACTTTACATATAAGGCAAAGTTTGTTCCTAGAATTACTTTTAATTGCTCAATTAATTTTTCCATAATATTCCTTAATCTATTTATTATTCTTTAAAAACTTAACCAATTCGTTTGTAGATCCAACAAAAATAGCCTTGTCAACATTTAAACTTTTTGCATTTCTCGCAAATCCTTCTTGATTAGGAGATAAATCTTTTCGTCTTTTTTGCAATTCCAACAAATCTTTATTCATATCTGCAAGGTTCTTAATTAGTCCTGCGGCCACTTCATAGGCCCTAGGATGCTCTGATTCTTTAGCCACGGCTAATAATTGATCCATGGCACTATTGCCTTTGGTAATTAAATCCTTCATATTGTTTCGAGCAAAAGTAGCATCTTCTTCAACCTGATTTGGAGATATAACTTCGGTAGACTGAACCTCTATAATTGGATTAATTTCAATAGGTTCGGTATTAAGAACTTCGGATAAATTATTATTCATTTTAGACATTATATATTAGGCCATTCTGTAATTGTTTCAGAGAAACCAAACTCATCATCTACATTGGCAGTGATTGGAACAGGTGTGGTGATGACCAAAACTGCTCTTAATGGGTTTGTATCAACCGAAGTAATGGTGTAAGAGGCGTTAGTTGTAGCACCAACGACAACATCATTTGCTCGTAATAGTTTATTTAGGTTACTTATTACAAGAATACCTGTATTTGAATTACTGAAATAAGCTACATCACCCGTAATATCTCTTTTCGTAACAAAAATGGTTTCTTCTTGAGCAAAGTAACCAGAGCCATTAGCTTTATCAACAAACACCTTCTGTGAATTTCTTGTTTGAGATTCAATGTAAATACTTGTATTTGCCTGGCGAATAATTTTACCTGATTTAACTGGAGGCCAAATATACCCTTTGGCTGTAAATTCTAGGTTCCAAATAATTAAGCGAGTTGTCATAAAATCGCCTTCATAATCAACCTGACTAGATACAGAATTCAATAGTACCGGCATATCATACTTTTGATCCATTGGAGGGATAAAATCTACGGTCACATTAAAATCTGGTGTAAAGAATGGTAGTATCTGTTCAAGTATTTGTGTGCCGTCTTCGGTATTCCTTACATAGATTGACATTGAAAAATCAAAATTATAAGGAATAGGAGCATACTGTGTTTTAATACCGGTAGAAGTATTAGCTGAAAAGTTTTGGAGTGTTGATACTTGCTTACGGGTTGAATCATAACTCATTCCAGTCATTTCAAATGAAATACGAGGAACAGTAGATGAAATTGTTTTTGTTAAATTAGGGTCCGAAGTGATACGAGTTATGTATTTTTCTTTTGAACCATAGGTCAATGGAACTTTAAATAATTCTTGTTTGGTTGTACCATCAACAGAATATCTTTGAAGTAAAATATCATTGAACATAGTACCAAAAGCCACAACGACTTTTCGTATTGTTCGATTATAGAATTGAGCATTACCTAACATTAATCAGTACCAAACGGATTGGTTTCAGTCCAATCAATGATTGCATCCGATTCAGATTCAATACGAGCATTGTCAGCAATATCTTCAAAGGCATTATTCATTGTAGCTGTATCAGATACCACAGAAATTGTCCATTGTGCATTACTTGTATTGCCTTTTAATAATCCAGTATTAAATGTACCAATGGTGCGATATACATCAATTGTAGTATTTGGTGTGAAATCATAAACAAGACCAGTAACTGTAGCACTCGCAAGATTAGATCCTTGATATACAATTTCATCGATTGTAAATTGACGGACACCACCAGAAGATAATGTAAGTCTTGTTCTTGGATATTCTTCACGGACCTGTTCATCAATTTCAACAACACCGGTCTGAATAATTTCATTTGAGAATACAAATTGTTTAAGTTTTAGAGCATACACATAAACATTACCACCACGACCACGGCCTAATGTGTAATACATCGCCTGTGCGTTTTCGTGTTCAACAAAGGTAATTTCAAATAGATTTTGAACCAAAGGAACATAAATTAAATCACCTTCATTTGGTCTTATTTGGGGAACTGTGGCAGAAAATCTTCTTCGAGATAATAAGAATGTGGTTTCATCACGAATTTCTAAACCAAATTTAGATACGAAGTCGCCTTCGCCTTCCATACCGGTAACATCTTCCAAATACATTTCAATTGGATAAGCTGTTGTATATGTTTTGAGTGTATCTTCACCATAGATATAGTCAACACGGTCACGAGAAGTTCTAGGCATGTAATATACATCCATGCCATGGATTTTCATAGCCTCAATAACTAAATCTTCAACGAGCAACTGCTCGGAAGTTATGTTCTTGGGAAAATTATTAAAATATAGGTTTGTGCTCATTCATCATTAACCCATATACATATCACTCGGAAGAATATTGTAAGATGACATTTCTTCTTCAATCTTATCAATCTCCACCTGAGCTTCTTGCATGATCCTTGGACCATCAAGTGTCACACCACCTGGTAATTGAATACCAGCAAACTTACTTAAATTTGAACCCCATTGATATTTTATTTTAGCTGTTGCATATTGCTTTAAGAATCGGTCATTCCATACATCTGACACACCAATTTTAGTTGCAGTATTACTTGAAGCATTAGCTGACAGAGTATTAGCTGCAATAACTAATTGTGTTGGTGTATTAATATGGCGAACTTGAACTTCTTCACCAGATGATAATGTAATAAAATCATTTTCTAATAATTCTTGGTCAAATATTGTACCTGTACCAGTAATTGTATTTGATGTTGTGTTGCCTGTTAATGTGCCTGTAAGAGTAATTGTATCTGGATTTAATGCACGATAACATTCAACAATGATATAATCACCAAGTTTAACATCTGTTCCCCAAGCTGCATCAAGGAACAATTTATTTTGGTGACGATTAAATCTAAATTGAGGAGTACCAGAAAACAACATATTAAGTGTTTGTATATGTTGCATTGTAATTTCATATGACACATAAGATACGGATGTAAAGTCATATAAATCATGTAATCTTAATTGATAACGCAAATCAAACATGTTGACTGATGAACTTGATTCGTCAAAAGGCATGACACCGGTTACAAATATAACGGCATCTGGTGCATAAATCCATCTTCTTTCGATATCAGCCTGTGTCACTAAATGCTTCATAAACATTTTCTCACAACCATCAAAATGATAGTCATTGAAAAATTGAAGAGCATCATCTACTCTATCGGATATTTGGTCATCATCCACATTAATTTCAATAACTGGATGACCTAATCTTCTTAGGCAATAATCTATAAAAGCCGCTCTAGTTGTTGGTTTTGCCATGATTATCCTAATGCAATCGCAAACGCTAAAGCATTTGGATCAGTTTCAGTATATGTTAATGCAGTTTGACTAATAGAAGTAACACGACCTTGAGCGTCAACAGTAAGTGTTACTGTTGTTGATGAATTACCATATGTACCAGATGTTACTCCAGTAGGTGTTAAATTAATAGTGAATGTATCTGTAGTTGCATTTCCAGTAACACCAACACCATTAGCACCTGCAATTGTAAGAGTATCATTATTTGCACCAGCAACTAAACTTGTTCCATTTGCTGATACTGTGCTAAATGCTAAACTTGCAACAGAATTTGCTTTATTGAAAGCTGCCTGTGCAAGAACATTAGCTGCATTGGCAAAAGAGTAAGCTGAATCAACTTTAATATTGGCTGTATTTGCAAAATTAAAGGAAGCTTGCGCTATCGTATTAGCTATATTAGCAAAAGCGTAGGCCGAGTCAACTTTAATATTGGCTATATTAGCAAAAGCATAAGCTGAATCAACCTTGATATTAGCAGTATTGGCAAAAGCATATGCGGAATTTAAACGAGCTGCATCAGCAATTTCTAAATAGTTTGAACCATCATTTGTAAATGTCCAAGTATCAGAAGTTTCATTCCAAAGTATTGATACATTAGCAGATGAACCACGGTCTATTTCAATACCAGCATTAACAGAAGGTGCTGATGCTTGGTTGATAGCGGCATTAAGAGTTAAAATATTATCAGCAATAATTACTGTTGAAGCATTTGCGTAAACTGTTTGACCAACAATAGTAAGATTACCTGTAACAGTTACATCGCCCGTGACTGAACCACCAGTTGAAGCAAATTTAGTGTTTGCTTGGTCAAAGGCTGCTTGTGCAAGAACATTAGCCGCATTGGCTTTTGTAAAGGCTGCATCTACTTTAATGTTGGCTATGTTAGCAAAAGCGTAAGCTGAATCTACTTTAATATTAGCAGTATTGGCAAAGTTAAATGATGCTTGTGCTATTGTATTTGCTATGTTAGCAAAAGCATAAGCTGAGTCAACCTTAATATTAGCAGTATTAGCAAATGTATATGCAGAATCAACTTTAGTATTAATTACATTGGCAAAAGTATAAACTGAATCAACTTTAATATTGGCTATGTTAGCAAACGCATATAC